TGGCGGCCTCGCTGCGCACCACGTCGTATGGGGTGATGGCGTTGGGGATGTGACGGATAATCTTGCCTGTGGGGTCAAGGTTTACAAGGATGTCACCAGCCTTCAAACCGGTAATGGCGGCACTGAGGGTGATGTTCACGCCGTCAATGGCGGTGATGGTGGCTGTGTTTGGCACATTGTCGGTAAGGGTCTCAGGCAGGACGCCGATGGTGTCGCCCACCTTGAATGCAGTATTGCCAAAACCAATGTCAGCCAATGTTACTTTTGTACCATTCACACTATTAACCTTTGCGGTGATAATGGGAATGATTTCACGGGTCTGCTCGTCGCAGAACACGGGGGTTCCGCAAGGAAGCACATTCCCGGGTGCGGGGAGGTTATCAAGGTTGTAGTTGAAACCACCTACAAGCAGTTGGGGATGTCCCTCAAAAACAACGAGAGCGCCACCGAACTTGCCGTGCTGGCCTTTGATAACCTGATTGAATGTTCCTGTGTAATTAATCATTTCTTTTCGGTGTTTAAATTGTTAATACTTTCCTTTTTCCCTACATCATCTTGCCACGCAAAGCCTCGGCGTCTTTCGCCTGCTGGTCTGCGATGTCCTGCTGGCGCTTGAGAAAATTCTGAAACTCTGTATTGGAATCTGAACCGCTAGTGCCACCGGCAAATGGCTGAGGACCGTTGGCGTACAAATCTTTATACAAGGTCTCATAGTTGGTTTTCGCCTCACGCAACAGGTCGCTGTACTCGCTCTTGCCGTCAATCTTTATGTCGCGTAACGAGAGCTCTATGACTTTGCTCTTGTCGGCGCCAAGGTCTTCAAGGTCGCGCGTGAGGCGACTCTTGATGTCGGCGACGGTTTCGGCGGTGCGTCGTGCGTTATAGCTGTCGATGAATGTATTGAAACTGTCGGTGAGCTTACCAATGGCTCCTTCTTTACCTGTGAGGCTCTCTAGCATCGCGGTCATCTTCTGGTCAATGATGGCGTTGATGTCGTCGTGATTGCCTTTCTTGGTGGCTGGGTCGGGGTCTTTGGGGTCGGGCTTCGTCATCTGTGCCTTCACAGCTGCAACCGCGTCTTTCACGGCTTGCTCTTTCTCGGTCTCGAAACGTGCCTTCTCACTCTTGATGCCTTCGGCGATGTCGTGACGGCTCTGACCTATAAAGGACTTGAGCATCGCAACTGGTATCGCGTATGTTTCCTCGGTGATTTTGTCATCATCGGCAAACATGGGCAACAGTGGCTCGACGATAGTCTCAATGCTGCGACGGGAAATCGCATTAAAATCGGGTTCTCCGATGCGCTCTTTTAGAGCGTTGATAAGGGATTCTTTCTCCATTTGTATTTTCCTTTTTAGTTTGTGTAATAGACGGTATCTCCGTCTTCATTCCTTTTTTATCGCCACAAAGATAAAACAATAAACAAGAAAAAACAACAAAAATTAAAGAAAAAATAGGTCTTTATTTGACATATTGGCTGTTTTAATCATTTTTGTAGCATATTATTGAGTGTTTATTTGTATATTTGCAAGATAAAAAGGAATTTCAAGGAATGGGATTTTACGATACTACAACTAATGGATTACCGATAGTGCCTTTTTCTGAGGTCCAGAAACAAAGGCAACTATTTATGAGTGGGCAAAGCCACGATTATATAGCGCAGGAGGGCGGCCAGGTGAACTCGCTTCGTGCCGACGCCGACATCGTTATCTCGGGAGGAAACCGTGGTGGCGGTAAGGCAAACTCTTACATGACGGATGTTATCACACCGAACGGCCCGGTAAAAATGGGGCAACTGAAGGTGGGGGACAAAATCTGTACTCCTTATGATGGGATACAAACCGTCGAACGTATCTTTGAACACGAGAAACAAACAACCTATACGTTCCATTTCGACGATGGCTCTACGTCTACGGTACTGCCCGACCACAGGTTTGTGGCGCGGTTTGGAGAGGGACAGCCTTTTAAGGTTATGGAGGCTTCGGAAATTATGAGCCGATACCGCATCGACATGGAATATCCTAATAGCCTCAAACGCACTGATAAGTTCGGCGAACTGATTTATCCTAGGGTGCTGTGTGAGTTCCCTATGCCGGGTGTGGTGGAGATGCACGAGGAAGTGGGTATTGACGATTTACCGTTGCATCCTTATATATTGGGGCTTATAACTGCCAGGGGACAACTGTCGATGACTTCTTATGGCGCTGAAATATGCCACTTTAATCCGGTATCTAAGACTAGGGCGTTTAAACTGGGCTTCGTGTGGCGATACACTAAGAATGGAAGGAATATCCTGTTTGGCTACACCCGCGAGCAAAAGGAGATAATATCCAGGCACAAGCCGTCGGGAATGGTCCCGAAATGGAGAATACCTATGCAGTATATGACGGCAAGTGCCGAGGCTCGATGGGAATATGTGCGTGGGGTATGCGATGTTGGGTGTAATTTCTATAAGGATGAGCCTACTTTTGTACTCCGCAACGAGGGGTATATTAAGGATTTGTGCTGGATGTTGCGCTCGCTGGGTATCAAATGCCGTGTCGAGAGGCATGAGACTAATGATAACTGGCGGCTGAGAATTAAAGCCCCCAACAACAAGATGCTTTTCTATGCCCCCGACCGACAGGAAAGGGTGGCGTGGAACGCTTATGTTCCTGACTCATCATTAAACCCCGAGTGTTTCACTAAAAGGGTGCTGTTTATAACAAGGTCCAGCAAGAAACAACGGTGCCGCTGTATCCAGGTTAGCGGTAAGGACCACCTTTATCTGACCGATGCTTTTACGGTGAACCATAACACGGTGATGCTGCTGATGAACCCTATGTACAATATTAATAACCCTTATTTCGACGGGGTTATTCTGCGTAAGGAGAAGGATGACTTGGCAAATATCATTCGTGAGAGTAATAATATCTACAAGGAGAAAGGTGTCTACAACCGCTCGTCACAACTGATGCAATGGAATTTCTACTCGGGAGCACAAATTAAATTCACCTATTACACAGGAATTTATGAGGATTTCTGTGACCGCTTCCAGGGGCGTCAGTACGCATATATCGGGGTGGATGAGATTACGCAAATGGAGTGGGAGAAGTTTAAGTATCTGATTACGACCAACCGTAATGGCGCTCACATTCGTAACAGGTTCCTGGGAACTTGTAACCCTGACCCGGACTCGTGGGTGCGTACTTTTATAGACTGGTGGATTGGTGAGGATGGATACCCCATCCCTGAACGTAATGGCGTCGTGAGGTACTGCTTCATGGGTGGAGACTCGCCCGAGGAAATAACATGGGGGGCTACTCGCATGGAGGTGTATCGCAAAATCAAGGATAAAATCGACGACCTTGTATCGCCTAATGACCCGGATTCGCCTGAGAATATGTATGTGAAATCGGTGGTGTTCGTGCGTGCTGAACTTGACGATAATGTGGCTCTGCTGAACTCTAGCCCTGAATATAAGTCTAACCTGGCGCAACAGTCCGATGAACAAAGGGAACGGGACTTTAAAGGTAACTGGAACTATAAGGCGGCTGGTGATGAGCTGGTGAAGGTCTCGCACATGGAGAATTGTTTCCGCAACCCTGCAATGCTCGGCGATAATGTGAGACGTATGTCTATCGACGTGGCTTTTGAGGGTGGCGACTCGGCTGTTATGTGGCTGTGGATTGGATGGCATGTGGCAGATATTTATGTCTGCAAACTGGACTCTAAGATGCTTCTTAACGCCATTAACGCTAAAAAGGATGAGTGGCATGTGCTGGAGGAGAATATCGTCTATGACTTGCAGGGTGTGGGACAATACCTGAAAGGGTTCTTGAAAAAGGCGGTGCCTTTCAATAATCAGGAAGCGGTGGATGATAAGTTTAAGGGTATGTATGACACTAAGAAATCGCAATGCGCTTTTACTTTAGCCGATAAATTCATTCAAGGGGAGATTTCTTTTGAACCGTCTATCTTGCACCGCAAATTCTCGGGGAAGAACTACTCGCGCCTTGAACTGAGGGAAATTCTTATCCAGGAACGTAAGATGCTTCGTGCCGATGAATCGAAATCCGATAAGGGGAAGTGCCTTATGCGTAAGGAAATCGTGAAAAAGGCTTCTATATTGGGGCGCTCTCCCGACTTTATGGAGGCGCTGTTGATGAGAATGATTTTTGAGATAAAGAAAAGGAAAGTGGAAGTGCCGGCGTTCCTGAAAAGGGGACGGGGCGTCAGAATAAGAACTTTTTAATTTAAATTATATATAAAAGGAATGGCAACGACAACTAAAAAGAGAATGATGCTGGCTAAGAAACCTTTTACGAGGGTTATGCCGGTGGGACATGGTAAGCACGGCGAGACGCGAAGAAATAACGAGGTGCCTACGCCGAGCGACGAACTGGTGAGGCTCATTGTCACGCAGGAGGATTTCTTGCGTGAACTGGACCCTTACGCTCACCTTATCTATGATAGGGAATACTACCCCGACATCTGGAGAAAAAACCCCGATGACGGGAATTGGTACATCGAGGAGGTGCCAAGATACGCTTTCGCTTTTCAACGTATCATATTAACGAAACACTTGACGCACCTGTGTGGCAACGACATCGTGTTTGAACTGGCTGACTACTACGACGACCCCGATATGGTGGCGGTGCTGGATAGTGTGCGCCGTGGCTGGAATAAGAAGAATATGGAGGAGGCTTGGTATCAACTGGCTCGCTCGGTGAAGGCTACAGGTGATGGGGCTATCGTGGGGTTCCTTGATAACGGGGAATTTGGATGGAGAGCTCTGTCTTTTCTTAACGGAGATACGCTATATCCGCATTACAGCCGCCGTACAGGTAAGATGGAGGTGTTTGTACGTAAGTATAACGACATCGACGAAAATGGCGACACAGCGCAGTTTGTGGACGCATGGGATGAGATGTTTTACTATCGCCTGCGTAGCCTTAGCTCAAACGACAAGCGAGGTATCGACAATGCTAACGCCAGTGGTACTACGTTTTTGGACAACTACGACATCACGGGATGGGAAGTTGAACTTATGGAACGGCATGGATTCCGTAAAATCCCTGTCGCTTATCATCGTGACGATAATGGGCCTTGCTGGACGTTCTCACAGGAGAATATCGACAACTATGAGATGGCTTTCTCGCGGCTGGCTCAGTCTAACCATGATTTCGGACTGCCTATCGCTTATGTGAAAGGTGAGGGCGCGGCTGAACTGACTAACGCCGATATGTCCTACGCATCTAAGGTGTTCGTGCTCCCTGAAAACGGCGAGGCGGGATTTCTTAACAGGCAGGACGCATCCAACGCATATAAAGCCGAGCTGGAAATCCTTGAGGACAATATCTACCGACAATCGTTCGCGGTGCGTACTCCTGAACTGAAATCGGGTGACACGCCGGGTGTGGCTATCAAGATGCTATACTCCGACGCCTACGAGAACGCTATCAATGACTCGCAGATGTATCACCACGCTATCGGTGAACTCTATGAGATGTTTGTGTGGGGATATGGTATCGAGACTAAGAAACGTCTTGATTTCACCAATACCGACATCACTTATTATATAGCGCCTTATTTCCATGTAAACGAGACTGAACGCGCTAACATCTTGGCTCTAGCGGTGCAGAATAAGTTCTGCTCTCGACAAACGGCGGCAGAGAAATTTACTCTGTCTACTCCACAGGAAGGCAATCGTCTTGAACGTGAGAAACGCCACGAACAGGAACTTGAACTTATGCTTGAGGAACAACGTCTTGATATTCAACAGGAGAACCAAGTCGAAACACAAGAACAACTGGCGAATATCAATGCCGAGCAGCAAATCGCCGTGGCTCAGGCGCAAGCCGACATCGAGGAAGGGAAGGATGATGATAAGGCACGAAAGATTTCAAAAATACGCCGTGGCTCAGTCGCTACAGGACGTGGCGTTGGGAGACCCCGAACAGTAGGAACTGATAAGTGGGGAAATAGAGTCAATGAAAACAACTGGGATAATTGGAATTTACGAACATAACAACAACAATAATAAGAGAGGGGAGGCTTTCTAGGTCTCCCCTTTTTGTCACTCGGGCGTGAAGTCGTAGTTTTTCTTTAAGTCCCGTATCGCAATTCTATATGTGTCTATACCATCTTCAATGTCGAAATACGTCGGCTCATCTCTCTTAATTTCGTTCGGACCGGTAGTGAGCTCAATCGAGTCACCCACTATCCTCCATATTCCATGGACCTTGAAAAATAGTTTTGGGTTAGGGTTGAAAAATATTCCTATGCCTTTATCCTCCATTGTGCCGTCGGAGTTTAAGTCGAGAATACGGAACTGCCCCACTCCGTTGGCTATCACATCTTCTATCTTCTTGTCATTCATGTCACTGTAGACACCGGCAAGGTCTTTCACTTTGTAGCGCTTGCATGAGGCGACAGCAAGTGCCACCACGATTAATGTAATAAAAATCTTTCTCATAGCTTTTTTTGTTTTAAACGTTAATGAATTGGGGTTATTGTGATAGTGTCTTCACTTTTTACCAACAATATATACCATACCAAGAGAGTTTGAAATTCCTTCTGAGATAAAATAAGTATTCGCATGCATTAGTACGAGAGTGTCTTGTGTTGAGTATGTGAAGAACTCTCCAGTATCACGGAATGCTATACCTTTAAGTGGAATGACTTCTTTGTTCACTCTCTTTTTACACCAGCCATTGGCTATGGCGAATTTTATCACTCTTTGGATTGTCCTGATACAGTTTCCTGTTTCTCTTGCCATTCTGGCGTAGCTGAGACCGAGTTCACAGTACACGTCATCAAGTCCTTTAAGGACGCCGGCTTTGACAAGACGTTTCATGGTTTTCCTTGCGCTACGCATCTCTTTGTTTGAAGATGGGTGGCTAAAGGTCTGAATCGTGCGTCTAACGAGTCCT